TTTTGTCTGTGGGGCGTACTTCAGCTGTAGTTAGCTGATGATGCTGATTCGCCCAGGCACCTGAGGTATTAGCTTTCTCATCTCGTGAGTTGTAATAATTGTGAAAAACTCGGACTATCGGCATAAGCCGAGTGTTGCCGAGCCCTCCCAGGTTGCCTTTCATCCGGCCTACGGCGCAATCTGTCATGATGCCCGTGGTCACACCCATCTTAGACAGGTGGTCCACCAGGTTGGGCATTAAAACATGCGTCTCAAGCGGCTCTGCTTTTCCCTCTCTGACCTCGCAGGGTACAAAGAAGGCGGACAAGTAAGAAGGAACTTTGCAGGCTGACAGTTTGGGTTTGAGGCCCAAGTTGGTCAGAAAATCCTCTACGTACTTCACGAGGATTGGAATATCCTCGTCTGCACATCCTTCATAAGCTATGGTGTTGTCGTCTCCCAGTGCGATCATCCACCATCTGAAATCCTTGAATTTGGGGTCGTGCCTCTTGATGCCTTTGAAAGCATTGAGAGCACCACCTAAAGCCGTTATGTTGATGAGGGTGTTCCCTACAGATGTATTCTGGTCTCCGGACTTAGGAGTCCAGTTAACCTTGTATCTATGGTACTTGCCATCACCACTCGTTCGAGTTTGGGCTTTTAAAGCTATCTTGATATTATCATTGAGGTGACCAGTTTCTTCATAATAGAGATGCTCTATTAGGCTGGCGCCTTCTCCTTGGGTTGAATCGAACCGCGAGAAATCATTCTCTAAGAATTTGCGGCCTTGGCTAACGTGGAAGTCATACCATTGACCAATTCTGAGCGAGTCAGATCCAGAGGAGTACAAGCACTGTGGTAATTCATCCGCGAGTGCGAGTCCAACGAAATCAGCCGTGTCGAAGAATGGATAATCGAGCAGCGGCTTGGCGATGACCTTGGACAGATGACTCATGAAGGGCCCCAGATAGACGTTCGTCTGTTGCTTCTTCAGAGCTTGGATGAGTCGGGGGGCTTCGCCCTCCAG